AAAGAAAGCGAATCTTGTATTAGACTTAGAAGAGTTACAAGCAGGAATCAATTTCTTTTCTAATAGAATAGTAGAGGTTGTAAATTCGGAAGGTGATGATACAGCAGAAGAAATGGAAGAGGCAGAGGATACAGAAGACACAGACACTGCAGATTCTTAAATTAAAATCGGGTTAGACCTGTGTTAAAAGGATGTTATCTTTTTGTTACAAGATAATTTCGTTGATAACAATGCAACATAGGTCTAGCCTTTTCATTTTATGGAGATAGAAATGGAATTAAAACAAAGTACATTTGTAAAACATAAACTACCCTGTCCTAAATGCGGCGGTTCAGATCCAGTATCATTGAATGGTGATGGCTCTGCTAAATGCTTTAGCTGTGGTACATTTTTTACAGACTATAAAAATCCAAAAGGAGCAGCGACAATTAGTGAAGCGAACAACACATCTTATTTAAATTCATACGCTGGTACTTATGGTGCCTTGACTGATAGAAATATATCAGAAAAGATAGCTAAAAAATATGGTGTTCGTATTGTTTATGGTAATGATGGCAGTGTTATAGAACACATCTATCCATATTATAACGGCAATGAAATCGGCGCTGTAAAAACTAGATATGTGAACAATAAAAGTTTTAGAGTTAATGGTACCTATGAAGGCACTGGTTTATTCGGCGAACAACTATATGGCAAATCAAAAATGCCTCTTACAATAACAGAAGGAGAGTGTGATGCTCTCGCTGTTGTTGAACTAGGAATTAAATCTGCTGTTGTCTCTATCAAGAGAGGATCTGCGGGTGCTGTTCGTGATATAAGAGACAGTATAGAATTTGTAGAATCATTTGATAAAATAATTATTTGTTTTGATAATGATAAAGCAGGTAGAAAAGCGGCAAGAGATGTTGCACGTATATTAAAACCTGGCAAGGCTAAGATATTACAACTACCTAATGGGTACAAAGATGCTAATGATATGCTTAACAATAATAAATTTGCAGAGTTTACTAAATCATGGTTCGAAGCAAAGCCTTATACACCATCAGGAATCTTAGAGTTATCTAGTAAAAAAGATAAGTGGATTACTAGAGAAATAAAAGAGAGCATTGCTTTTCCTTATGATGGTTTGAATAAAAAATTATATGGACTCAGGCAAAACGAACTCTTAACACTTACAGGCGGCACAGGACTCGGTAAGAGCAGTGTTGTTAGAGAGCTAGAGCATTGGTTAATAAAACAAACAGATGATAACATAGGTATCATGGCACTTGAAGAGAACTGGCAACGCACCGCCGATGGTATAATATCCATCGAGGCAAACGATAGATTATATATAAATGAAATAAGAGAGAGGTATCCAGAAGATAAGCTCTCTGATTTATTTGATAAGACTATACAAGAAGGTCGTGTATATATACATGCTCATCTTGGTGTTAATGATATCAACGAGATCTTTTCTAAACTAAGGTATATGATTATTGGTTGTGAATGTAAGTGGGTTATTATAGATCACTTGCACATGCTTGTATCATCATTACCTGACACAGACGAGAGGCGTGGTATAGATGTTCTCATGACTAGACTAAGAAGTCTTATAGAAGAGACAGGAGTAGGTATGATACTTGTATCACATCTACGTAGAGTAGGCGGAGACTTAGGACACGAGAAAGGTGTTCAAGTATCTTTGAGTCATCTTAAAGGCTCGCAAAGTATAGCACAACTATCTGATAGTGTGGTTGCTATTGAAAGAAATCAACAGGCTGATGATATTACAGAGGCTAACACAACAATTGTTCGCGTATTAAAATCTAGATACACAGGATACACAGGGTATGCATGTTCTCTTCTTTATGATGCAGACACAGGCAGACTAAGCGAACTTACAAACGAGGAAACATTTGATAATGAAAAAACAGAATTTTAAATTAACTTTTGATATTGAATGTAATGGTCTTATGCCAGATAAAATCTGGTGTATTGTCGCTAAAGAATATAAAGGAGATACTTTTGTATTCAGATATGATGAAGATAATATTGAAGAAGGTATAAAACTATTACAACAAGCAGACATTTTAATTGGACATAACATTATAGGATTTGATATTCCTATTTTAAAAAGATTATATAATGTAGACCTATTAAAAGACAAAGAAATTATAGATACATTAGTTATGTCAAGATTATTTAATCCAATGCGCGAAGGCGGACATGGATTAGAAAGCTGGGGATATAGATTAAAGATTTATAAAGCAGAGAAACCATTACAATGGGATGAGTTTGATCCACAAATGATACCTTATTGTACGCAGGATGTTATAGTTAATGAAGCAGTATATGATAGATTATTAAACGATGGTAAATCTTTTAGTAAAGACTCGGTTAAAATAGAACATGAAGTTACTAAAATATTACAGCAACAAGAAGAAAACGGTTTCTATTTTAATGATAAAAAAGCTATGGAACTTCTAGTTTCTTTGAAGAAACGAATGAAAGAAGTAGAAGATGAGGTACATAAAGTATTCAAACCTAAGTGGGTTGACGATAAAATAGTTAAGCCTTATATAAAGAAAGACGGTACCCTATCTAAACGAGGACTGACTGATGATGAATACGAAGAAGTTTCACAGACTAAAAACTATAAACATTTTATGCGTAAGAAGTATCAAGAGTTTAATCTTGGTTCCCGCAAACAGATAGGTGAATATCTTAAAGACTTTGGTTGGAAACCTAATAGGTTTACTCCAACTGGTCAGCCTATTATAGACGAAGGAACATTAAATAAAATAAAACATATACCCGAAGCAAGAATGATTGCAGAGTTTTTACTATTACAAAAACGTATCGCACAAATTAATTCTTGGTTCGATGTATTAAAAGTAAATAGGATTCATGGTCGAGTAATAACAACAGGCACAATTACAAATCGCATGAGTCATAGATCACCTAACATGGCGCAAGTACCGTCAGTTAAAAGTCCTTATGGCGTAGAATGCAGATCATGTTGGACAGTACCTGCCGGATATAAATTAGTGGGCATAGATGCGTCAGGTTTAGAATTAAGAATGCTTGCTCACTACATGAACGACAAGGAATATACAGATGAACTTATTAACGGCGACATTCACACCAGAAATCAAAAAATTGCAGGGCTTCAATCAAGAGATAAATCAAAGGTATTTATCTATGCCCTCATGTACGGAGCAGGAGATGCTAAACTTGGAGAAGTGGTTGGCGGAAGCAAAGCAACTGGCAGACAACTTAGACAACAGTTTCTTAATAATCTCCCATCATTTAAATCTCTTAGAAGTAGAGTTGAAGAAGCGTCAAAAAGAACTTATCTTAAAGGATTAGATGGTAGAAAAGTTTTTGTGCGCTATGAACACGCCGCATTAAATACTCTATTACAGAGTGCTGGTGCTATTGTAATGAAAATGGCGTTAATTATATTAAACACTCTTGCTCAAGAAGAAAAATTAAATTATAAATTTGTGGCTAATGTCCATGACGAATGGCAAGTAGAAGTATTAGAAGAACACGCAGAACAGCTTGGTAAGTTAGGTGTTCAAGCAATACAAAAAGCAGGAGACTATTTTAATATGCGCTGTCCTTTAGATGGCGAATATAAAATAGGGGAGACGTGGAATGAAACGCACTAATAAACATCACGGATATCACAATAAATATAACTACACAAAAGATTCAAAATGTAAACACTGCGGGGTAGAATTAATTGCAGATACTGAAGATCCTAATTATAACTGGCATGATTCAAGAGTAGCACGACATCATTATATATGTTATCCGTGTATTCTTTTTAGATATAAAGAGAATAGATTGCAGCATAAAATTGAAAGTTTAAATCTAACATATAAAAATAGTGTTGATGAAATAACAGAAGGTCATGTATATATTATATGTAATCCTGCGTGGGAAGGGTGGTTCAAAGTAGGCATGGCAGTTAACGCAGAAGATAGATGTAGCCAGTATCAAACATCTAGTCCTATGAGAGACTATGAATTAAAATATAAAAAATTATTTAATAATAGAAGAGTAGCAGAAGGTACAGCACATAGAAGACTAGAAAGAATCTGTACCGATTTTAAAGGAGAATGGTTCCAGATAAATTTAAACAAAGCAATACAAACAATAGAGGACATATGAAAAAAACAATTGACAAATCACAATCACAGGTATATAATAAATATACATCTGAAGCAGGACATTGGTATACTCAAGAGGGAGAGCCTATGTATACTATCATAGGTGTTAATGGTAAAGAAAGAAACACTAACTTAAGAGATGCAAAACTTTTAGGTCTGGTTCCTTCTGTCACTACTGTTATGAATCTAATTGCCAAGCCGTCCTTAGAAAACTGGAAAATAAATCAGGCTCTAAATTCTGCGCTTACATTAGAGAGAGGAGAAGAAGAGTCAGAAGGATCTTTTATTTACAGATGCAAACAGGATGCTAAGAAACCTAGTATAGAAGCGGCTGAACGCGGTACAAAAATCCACGCCATGATTGAGAAAGGATTTCTTGGTGCTTCCACTAACAAACCTTACAAAGCAGTTAAGAAATTCTTAGATGAGAACTATCCTAATGAAGAATGGATAGCAGAGGCTTCTTTCGGCGCTGATAAAGGCTATGGTGGTATGATAGATTTGTATTCTGAATCAGGAATCTTTGTAGACTTCAAGACTAAAGATAACCTAGAAGGAAAAGATCCCAAGCGTTTAGTTTATGACAGCCATGCTATGCAGTTGTCCGCTTATGCACAAGGATTTGGTTTTGATAACCCCGAAAGAATATCTATATTTGTAGATAGAAAAGATACAAGTCTTATATGTTGTTATGTGTGGGATAAAGAATCGCATACTAAATACTTAGAAATGTTTAATAGTATTTTAAATTACTGGAAGCTTTTTAAGAACTATGATCCGGCAGGAGAAATAATCTAATGAGAAAACCTAGAGTAAAAAGACCAGTTCACAAAGGACTTCCTAAAGGATACGATTCTAAATGGGAGTATGAGCTACATCAAAACGAATTAAAAAACTGGGAACATCATAAAGGACTGATTGAATATTCAATACAACATAAATATCATCCAGACTTTATTAAAATAATTGATAATAAAATCATATACTTAGAGGCTAAAGGCAGGTTCTGGGATTATCCTGAATATAGTAAATACAAATGGGTTAGAAAATATTTACCAGAAGATTGTGAGTTAGTGTTTTTATTTTCAGATCCTTATGCGGCGATGCCTGCCGCTAAAAAAAGAAAAGACGGCACTAAACGAAGCCATGCTGAATGGGCAGACAAAAATAAATTCAGATGGTTTCATAAAGATAATTTACCTAAGAGTTGGAGAGAATAATAAATGGAAACTAAAATCAATGGCATGTTATTAAGCACCTTGTTGAGAAAAGCATACAAAGAATTAGATGATAAATATATGGACTATAGCGGAGCATTTGAATCAGATATTATAGAGGATGATGTAGTTAATA